CACGAAGCTATTTATGAGGCTTACAAAACGGCAACAAAACCTGTTGTTTCTATAGACGATTCTGCTGGAGCGTTTGCTGCTGACGGATCAAAAGTAACACTAGATGATACAAAAATAGCAGCAGCCCGAAAATCGTTAGACGATGCAGCAGCAGCGATTTTGTATAAGTCACAAAGAACAGGTGCAGCAGGGACAACAGATACTATCTATCCAACGATAGGAGATCAGTTAGATATGCTTTATAAAGATATGGTTGCTGGTAAGTTAGATACAACAGGGACTTGGGCTACTGCAATTAAAGCCACTAAAGACAAGTATCCCAAGCCATGAGCAGTAGGCTAATTGTTAATAGTATTAGGCATACTGGAGCGTCTAGTGATGCTATTTCATTAGATAGTTCTGGTAATGTTACCTGCAATGGTACAGCTACTGGGTTTGGTGGTGGAAAAATTTTACAAGTTTTACAGACAGTAAAAACTGATGTTTTTTCTACAACTAGCAATAGTTATGTATTAGTTACAGGTTTAACTCAAGCAATTACAGCAGCTTCAACAAGCAATAAAATTTTAATAAACGTCACTTTGTATGGTGGTGTTAGTTCAGGTAATTATGTTGCTGGCTTTAAATTAGCAAAAGATGGGTCAGCTATGGATGGTAATACAATAGGTGCAGCGTCAGGTAATAATGCAGAATCAGGTACATTTAGATTTAGAAATGCTACAGACACTCATGCAGAAGAAGCTAGTTTTATGTTTTTAGATACACCAGCAGATACTAACTCTCATACTTATGGAATTTTAATGAAAGTTTTTAGTAGTGCTACTGCCAGATTAGGTACTACAGGAACTAATGGTAACTATGACCAGCATATGAGATGTCCTTGTACAATTACAGTAATGGAAGTAGGAGCATGACAAATCCATTAGATGATCTTTTAAAAAGATACGAACAAGAGCTTATTGCTATACAAAATCGTAAGGAACAGGCAAAGAGGTCTTACGAATTAGAATGTCAAAACGAACATAGGTATCAAGGTGCAATTATTGGTGTAAAAGATGCACAGGCACAATTATTATCTACAAAAGCTCAAGAAGAAGAATTAAAACCTTCTGACGCACAAAAATCTAGTTAAGCTTTTCTTGCATTTGTCTTGTCATTAAGCTCATTGTGACATAGAGAGGAGATAGAGCTACAATAAGTAACAAAACGACTACTGACATTAATGCTGTAGCTCGTGCTATTTGCTCTTTTAACATGAGAAAAATTTTAGATGCTTTAACTATCGTAACTACGATCCTAGTTTTGGGAATCTTAGGCGGTGGTTTTTTTACATTTAAGTATGTAACTTCAGAACAATTTAAGGCAAAGATGATGAATCAAGTACTTGATAATGTAAAGGGACTTATGCCTGATGTATTGGGTAAAACTTTACCATCAGAAACATCAAAACAAATTCCAACATTTCCAATAAATCCAAAAAAATAATGAATTGTTGGCATTGTAAAACCGAGTTGATTTGGGGAGGAGATGAAGACTTGGAGGAGGACACGCAGTATTCTATGTCTACAAATTTATCTTGTCCAAAATGTCATTGTGATGTAATTGTATATAAGCCAAGAGATGCCTACGATTGAAATTCAAGAAATATATATTCCAGAAATATACATTCCAGAGCCATATTCACCAGATATTCCTGTATTAACACAATACTTAAATATAAATACACCAGGTTGTACTTATCAGCATCGAGATATAAAAAACACAGGTAATCATAATTTATTACTAGATGACCCAAATGGTGTATATACAATATGCGATTTTTCTTTTCCTAATTTTATACCTCCTGTTTTTAATCCCAACCAAATGACAATTGTAGAAGAGCCACCACCAACAAATAATTTAGAACCTAATATTCCAGAAACTGAAACTCCTAAAATACCAGAGGAAGGGAAAAAAGATGACATAGTGATCCCAGAATGTCCAAGTTCAAAAGACCAACGAATAGGTGATTTTCGTAACGAAAAAAAACTTGAACGTGTTATAGGTCATAAATTGTCTGATAATAAACAAGAGTGCATTACTCTTTATGAAGACGTACCCTTCAAAGATCAGTACATACCTTCTGCCCCTCAGTTTGTTGGGGTATTTAGCTTGGCTTTGGTTGGTGCATCTGCTCCCCTTGTTTTACAACTTGTACGGCCATTAACGAAGCAACTCATTTCTAAAATAAGTAAATCAAAAGAGCCAAAATCGTAGGTACAAACATAAGCAGACATTTTTACAAGCCCCTTACAGTCGATTCTGAAGGGGCTATTTTTGTGCTTTTACCTCAATTTTATGTACATGAGGCAAAACTTGATTAGGAGGTATGTTAACTTGTATTCCTTCACAAGTAGCAGCATATTTACCAATAAATTGTCCGCCTAACCTCGCCTGCTCAGTACAAACCTTAAGTCTGTACAATTCCATCTCCATTTTAGTTTTAGCTATTAATAATTTTTGTGCATCAATATTTACTTGAGTCGCCTCGTGGCAAAGTGCTGGAGATTTTCCCAATGGTATGTTTAGTTGAAGACTAAAACCATAGTTTAAATTGTAATTATCCTTTTCAAAGCGAGGTGTTTCTTGCACATATTTTACTTCTCCAGTATTTTCGTCATAGATATTTTGTCTCGTCACCTGTTCTATTGGCCTATTAAATGACCAAGCATCGGTAATATAGGGTGTAAACGTAAGGCTAGGAGAAGAGCAAATAATACCTTGCGACATTTTAAATTGTGGATGACTAGAAGGGGTTATCATTGTTGCATTATTATTTACTACCCCTGTCGATTGGCTTTGAGGACTTGCAACAGTAGTGTTAGCAAGTGTTTTAACAGGACTTAGAAATATAGCTACTGACCAAATGTACTTGTAGATTCTGTTGTAGTTGATGTAGTTATTGTTCTTGTTATTGTGGTAACTGTATCTAAACCTGGTGCCATGACGCTTTCGACCAAACTGAAGGAACTTCCGGGAACTGCTACCTTCCACCTTGCATTTGTTGTGCCATCTAAAGTAGTCCAAGAAAAGTTTACTCCTCCAACAGTTTGTTCATTAACACTTGTAGGTGTTGGATTGATGTAACCATTAATATCTGTTGATTCTATATTGTGACCCGAAACACTAAATGTATAACCAGTTCGATACTGATGGCTAGTTATAGTTTCATTTATGACAGATTCAGAAGTTGATGAAGTCGTGGAACTCCCGGATCTGAACTGAGGGACTACCGGGGTAGCAAAAACCTTGATCGGGTATATAAATACTAGCAGCAGCCAGAGTTTAGTCAATTTCTATGCTGACAGTAGTAGATCCAATGCAGCTAGTACCACTTCCACCAGCCGTACAAGTATGAATTCCTGATGATACAGAGGTTAAGGCTAAGTTTCCAGCAGTACCTCCAGAAATTACTGTAGTTTGTCCACCAAGAATAGGCAAAGTTGCTATTCCGCTAGATGGAGTGATCGCAGTTTGTGTCCCGTCACCAGCTTGATATGACTCGGAAAGCGAAAAGCTTGAACCAGCAGTTGTTACTGTTTTATTAGTATGTATTGCATTTGGCAAGCCATTATTATCAAAACTTCCAAGATTTAATCCACCGATTGCATTAGTAACAACATTTTCTCCTGTGCCTGTAGATGTTGTAATATTACTTCCACTAATGCTGTAACTTGATGGTGCAGCATTAGTAATTACATATGGCGAGTCAATGGAAATTTGTGCTGAAGTTACATATTTAGCCGTAATCTCGGCATAAGTTGGAGTTGTTGCAACTGCAAAAATAAATGGAAGTAGTTTTTTCATTTTTTTGTGGGATCAACTTTGATTACGTCAGGTTTTGTTGTGACGATTTCTAGTGGCTGCTTTATTATTATAGTTTGTGTGCCACCAGCAGAGTTACTAATATTACCATTTTCTGTTTCTTCTTTCTTTTTCTTCTTATTACCTTGTGCAGCGTTAACAGAAATGCCTAGACCTCCAAGAATATTACCTAAAAGACCTGCTGCAAAAGTACTGTCAACCCTTGGCTGGTCTGGGATGTCAATACCGAATAGTTTATTAGGAAGCTTTACATATCCTAATGACAATACAAGCAAACACCAAGTTAATATAAATGCTTGTGCAACTGTAGAAACTAAAAAGGTGATTTTCTCCTGATAGTCAGGTTTATCATCCTCTAATTCTTTACTTTTTTGTGGTATATCTTTTATTTTTTCTTTTTCCATAGGGTTTTTCTGTATAATAGACATAGATCGAGGACTCGTAAAGTGATTGAGGTAATAGCAGCAACAGGTGGGGCATTACTTACAGCCTGTTTTGTATCTGTAGGTTCTGTATCTTATAGAGGAAGGCAATCAAGAGATGATCTCGTGCGAAATACAACAGCTATAGAATTATTAACAACAAAAATAGATGATATGCACGATGACATGAAAGAGGTATTTCATCGACTAAAAGAAGTAGAGCTTGCTGTTGCAGAAATAAAACCAAGAAGATAGCCTCTCCCTTTATGACCAGTAGAAGAGGCTATAGCTCTATGTGTGAGGAGTGAGCTACTATTAATCTAGCAACATAAAAAAAATTATGCTAAAAGTTATCGAGCCTATCATTTTTGCCTTTCTTCGTGGAAAAGCATTAAAAAAACTCGCACTTGATATAGTACGAGCTATGGTCAAAAAAACTGACAATACAGTTGATGACAGATTGGTTGATGCGTTGGAAAAAGCTTTGTTTCCGGGCAGATAATTACTTTTTACCGCCTTTTTTCTTCTTTTTCTTTTTCATTCCTGTTCCGTAATGTCCGGGCATAGTGTGTAGGTGTAACTAAGTCAAGTATAGCCTTGTTGCCTTATATGACCAGTACGCTAGTCTTAGTTTAAAGGGACTTGTAATGAAACTTGTAATGCCTTGGTCTAATTGGTTTGACAAACAAGCTAAAAGAAGGCGCAAAGTTGAGCCTTGGGTATTAGCTGAGGTTTCATTAGAGGAAGAATTATACGTTGAGGTGTTTTTACGTCATATTATTGATACTGTCGATCCTGATGACATACCAGATCTTATTAGTGCTTTTGCTAAAGAAAATTTTAGGTTAGTAAAAATAATAAATCAAGCTGGAGATTATATAGATAGAAAAGATACTAAATCCTCCTTTCCCAAAAGTAAGCGCAGTCTTTAGCCCATACTCCACCACTAGCTTTGCCTTCTGGTAAACCAAGACTACATTCTGCTTTTATTACATGATGATGTATGCAATCTATACAAAGAGGATGATCTCTACTCATACATCGTGCATCTGCATATAAATACTCTGCTTCTATAAGTGCAGGCTCTAATTCTTTTGCTTGTAAGGGTAAATTTAATTTGCCTTTTTTTGTTTTAATTTTTACTCGCCATACAGTAGGCTTTTCTTCGTAAAGAACCATGCGACCAGCATGGTATCTAAGAGAAGCCATTTTTGTATCTATGGTTCGTAATCATCAGGTGGTGGACTAAGCCAGTATCTTCTACCATTTATAACTCTAAATACATGATTACCGCAACATATAATTTCTCCTGATTCTTTCTGCTTCAGCTTGTGCCTCTGATCGTGTCTCAAATGTTCTGCTGAGATAGACAGTTTTTCCGTCATAAAACCAACCTTTAAATTTATATGTAAGACCATAATATATGGGCTGGACTCCAAAATTACCTTTGCAGGCTAAATGTGTGACATACAAGATTTTTTTACTTTTTTATATCAATTCGTAACTACAATCTTTCCATCTAGCCTTAATATATTTAACAGCTTTAGCTTGTGTTTCTGCATATGTTGATATTTTCATTGGTGCAGTTCCTATTCCAATACCTTTAAGAATAAAAGTAAATTTTTTAGTTTTTTTATCTTTTTGTGGTCTTGTAACACCTTCCATATCAGGTGTCATTGCTAATAATTCTTTATCTCTAAAATTCTGTGATTGCATTATCAACTGCCTCCTGTTCTTCGGCTGTAAAATCACGAATTAACATTTTTGAAACTTTATTAACTTGATAATTATGTTTAATAATAATTGTTCTAATATTTTCATCAACCCAATCGCTACGAAGACTCGCAGTATGATTGTCTGCATATTGAACAATATGATCGTAACCTCTAATATCAGAATCTAATTTTTTTGCTAATTCTTCTAGCTTGTTTTCTTTTAATTTTTGTAATTTCAATTCTGATTTGTTACTTCTTTTTCCGTTAACGTATTTTGGTGTCATGTTATTTTTTCTAATTCAGCAATAGCTAAAGAACGTGCTTTGTCGTGAATAATTCTAAAGTCGTTTCTATCTATATATTGTAAGATAATTTGAGAAAAATGTTTATCATAAATAGATCGAAATAAACTTTCATCGTGATCTAGGCTTATAAGTTGTGATAAAAAAGCTTTGCATACCTGTTGTTTGCGTCTTACTTTTTGATGCCAATCTTTATCGTATTTTTCTTGTTTTTCTTGTTTAAATTTCTTAATATAGTTATCCATATTGTTGATAGCAGTCATTAGCTCATCTTTCAACAACAAAACTTCTGGATTGGATAAAGACCCGACATCATCAATCGTGACAACTTTATCAATTTGTTTACTATTAAAAGTTAAAGGCATAGATAAGGATAATTTCATTCTATTTTAGCTTAATTTGGCTTAAAATCTAGTAAAAGTGAGGGGGCTTACATAAGAGAAAACTCATCAAAAACTCTTATAGCCCCAATGTTAAAAAGGAAACTCCTCTTCTTTTTTGTCTACTGTTCTAGGTGCAGGTGAGGGACTCGCAGAGTCATTCGCATCAGCTTCCTCTATAGCTTTCATAGTTTTATAGTCAGGCTCTAGGTTAAGACCGATATACTTCTTGCCAGCTTTACTCTCATTTAGATAGCCTGTAGCTCTTATAGTAACTACACCTTCTCCATGAAAGTCGCTATGTTCTGGCTTTGCTTTCTGTACATACTCACATAGTTTAATAATATCGGCCTCTGTAATCTGCATAACACCAGAATACTTAGGATAGTTCTTATTAGGATCGTAGTTTTCCTTGTAACGCTTTTTGTGGTCTTCATCTGTTTGTGAGAAAACTGCAAGTGGTAATTTAAAGTCCATAGATAAAAATTAATTAGATTGACGTTTGGCTGATTCTAAATCCTCTATCTCAGCCAACTTATAGAGGATCTTTCCATTAATAGTGTAGAAAGAAGGCGGTTTGCCTTCTCTTCTCCATCTTTCAACAGAACCAATATGAACTCGCCATCTTTCAGCAAGTTCGCTAGGTGTTAAAAACTCTTTCTTAGAATCCGAAGTCATCTTTAGCCTCCTGTACTACCTCAACATTACTCGTAGTAACATCAATAGGTTCTATATCAACTACTTCCTCGCTAGTCTGCACACCTAATAAAAGATCAGGTATATATTGTCTACCGAAAAAAGTAGCAGCCCTGTTTCTTAGCATTAGCTCTGGCATAGATTGATACTTACTATTCTTAGTCCAGCCTTCTTGTCTAGCCATCTTCATAGATACTGCTGTGCCTTTTACAAGCTTGTTATCTTCTAGTCTTATAGCTTGGCATTGCACAGATAAAGTATCATCTTTTCCAGTAACTATATAGTCAAAGTTTTTAAATCTATTGCAACCTAGTATTTGACTAGATACAAAAGCAGCACTCCAACTTGGTCTGCCATGAATAATATTAAGGTTTTGCATTACTGTGAGAGGACTAAGATTCATTCTCTTACTCATTTCTAATGCAACAAGACAGTTAGATAATCCTTTTTGACCTTGATAGCTTATTGGCACAAGATTAGATTCTGCAAGACTTTTAGCTTGTCTTTGAGCAAACTCAAAAGACTCGGTAGATTGATAGATAGAGGACTCGCCCTCTGTATTTGTTTTAGTAATTTCAGATGTCATAGGTAATGTCCTCATAAGTGATGTCTACCCACTCGTCACGAGCAAACACCCAAGTTTTTTCTGTTTCTGGGTCGTAAAAGACCTGACCTTCGTATGGGTCGTAGGGAAATTCTTTTCTCATCAGTAAAGTTGAATCTCCTGATCTAAATTAGGGTCGTATTCTGGTTGCTGTTTTTTCTTCATCCAAGAAGGTAAGTCGATTGTTTCTATTTCGTTAGGAGTATAGTCTGGGTAAGAATCGTTTTCTTTGCACCATAATATTTTGTCAATAGCTTCATCTACTTTTTTATTACCTTCTTCTAGCATTTCTTCACTAGCACGATAGACTCCAACACAAAAGGGTGCTGTTTTTTCTATAGCAATAAATATAAATTCTTTTACAGGTACATCTAAGTTCTTAAGGACTCGCATATACCATGCACTTTGAATATGGTAGCCGAAATTTGCTATAGATTTTTGAAAACCTTTAGGACTCGCATCCTGTGTAGTTTTTAAATCTACTACTGTATGACCATCACTAGAGATCCAATCAGGTCTACATTTTGCCCTTATTCCGCCTAAATCTTCACTAAAATAGCTTAATTCTGTTAATCCTTTTCTATCGTAAATTATTTTTGCTGGACTATCTAAAAAGCTATGGTTCATATGGATTAGGTTTTCTTCCCACTCAGCAGCCAATATATTTAAATGACCATGCTCTTCCATCCATTGTTTACCTTCTTTAGTTCTACCATTAAATGCTTTAGGTTTAAAACAATATCTATTTTTAAATAATTCATTTTCTAGAAAAAATGTATGAACAGCAGTACCTTCTTCCATAGCTTTAGTAGGTACAGTTTCAGCAGTTTTATCATATAAATATTTTTTAGGGCTAATTAACGCTTTGCGAATAGTAGAAGAGGACTCGTACTTAGTCTTGCCATGATACTCTTCGTTAGACATTACAAGTGGTTTATATATCATTAGAATTTTTCTCCCCACTTAAGAAATTTATCTAGCTCACCACATTCGCAGATTTTTGCAATAAGTTTTTTGTGCATAAGATAAGTAAGTTTTTCTTGGCCGTAATACCACATACCACGATCAACAGCAAAACAAAACGCTTCAAAATTATTTGTTCTTACATGAAGCAATAACTTGTCTACAAACTCTTCGCTTGTTTCTTTTTGTAGCTTGCTCCAGTTGTTTGGGTCTTTCATAAATTACTTGACACATATAACAACATATTATAGTATAGGGCAACAAATGTCAACCTTATGCAACTAAGGGATTATCAAAATTTAGCAATCTCTAACATAAGAAAGTCTTTTAAAGCAGGCAACAAAAATGTGCTGCTTACTCTTCCTACAGGTGCAGGCAAGACTGTTATATTTTCTGAAATAACAAGACTTGCAGGGCTAAAAGGTTCTAATGTTCTTATACTCGTACACCGAAAAGAATTAATAGATCAGGCTGGCGATAAATTAACTAAAGCTAATGTTAAGTACGGAATAATTGCAGCAGGCCGTAAGGAATTTAAGAGTAATGTACAAGTTGCATCTGTGCAAACTTTAATTAATAGACTAAACAATCCAGATCAGTTTGATCTAATAATTATTGATGAAGCTCATCATTCAGTAGCTAATTCTTGGCGAAAGATATTTGATTTTTACAAAAAAGCAATAAAACTTGGAGTAACTGCTACACCTATGAGAATGACAGGTGCAGGGTTAGGAGAAATATTTGATAATCTTATAGTTGGCTCTACTATTCCAGAACTTGTAGAACAAAAATATTTAGCTGAACATGAAGTATATGCACCCCCAAATAAGCTAAATTTAGACAAAATAAGGACAATTAGAGGTGATTACAGCAAAAAAGAGGTAGAAGATGAGTTAGACAAGGTTGATATTGTTGGTGATGCAGTAGAGAATTATCGAAGACTTGGACAGAATAAACCAGCTATCGCATTTTGCATATCAGTAAAACATGGACAGTATGTGACTAATAAATTTAAACAGGCTGGATATACAGCAGAACTTATTACAGGTTCTATGAAATCTGACGAAAGAAAAACATTAATAGATAATTTTAAAAATGGAAAGGTACAGATATTAGTTTCTATAGATGTAGTATCAGAAGGATTTGACGTTGAGGGATGCTATGTCGCTATTCTTCTTAGACCAACACAATCAGAAGCTTTATATATACAACAGGTAGGTAGAGTTTTAAGGCCAGAACCTAATAAAGTTGCAATAGTTTTAGATCATGTAGGTAATACAAAACGTCATGGATTTGTTGATGATATAAGAGAATATGATTTACACCAAAAAGCAAAAACAAAAAGAAAAGGAGAACTCGCACCAGCAGTAGAAACTTGCGAGGTTTGTTTTGCAGTATATAGACCACAACCAATATGTCCTGTATGTGGACATCAAAAAGAAACAAGAAAAAGAGAAATTACATATGAAGAGGGTGAGTTAGTAAAGATGAAAAAAGAATTGAGATTAGATGAAGGAGATCCAATTATAGAAAAATCTACAGGTGCAAAATTATATTTTTATGCTTGGGATGATGACCAAAGAAAAACAGGTTTTCAGTTTTCTTTAGACCGCAAAAATCCAAGTGCTAAATGTTTTACAGAAGCACAATTTAAAGATTTTTGTAAAAAAGACTTGTATGGTATTCATTCAAAACATACAGATTATGCAAAGAAAAAATTTACAGAACAATTTTTAAGTTTAGTAAGATTAGCAGAAGTAGACATTGATGATATTGCTGTAATTAGATCAGAACAACAACGCAGAAAAAAGTTAGAAGAATGGAGTTGTAAGACATTAAAGGATTGGATGAGACTCGCAGAGAAACGTGGTCATAATCAATTCTGGGCTAAGAAAAGATGGGAACTTAGAAAGAAGCAAAAACCTAGAAATAACTACAATGATGACCAGTTCTTTGGGTTCTGATGTCATAGGTCGGTAAACTAGACAGTTAAATTAGTTGACATAACTAGATCTTGTTTATATAGTGATGTTACAGATCGCAAAAGTGATGACACTAACAGCACAAGAAATTACAGCTAGACTTACTGAGCAGTACAAAGATGTTCAAGTAGGTATTGAATTTATTACTCCAGAACAGGCTCAAATTTATATGGGTCGTAATTTTAAAAATAATAGAAAAGTTGTTCTAAGTAATATTTTGGAATTAGAAAAAGAAATGAAAACTGATCGTTTCATTCTTTCTGATTCTGCTATTTGTTTTAATACAGAAAATGTATTAGTAAATGGACAGCATAGGTTACTAGCAGTTATAAAAACTGGCCTTACACAACCTTTTTTAGTTGTAAGAAATTTGCCTGATAAATCTAAGTTAATTATGGATGTTGGTAAGTCGAGAGTTATGCACGACAGGATTACTGTAAGTGGTATCGCCATAAATAGAAAAGATTGTTCTATTATTCGTCATGCAATGGCTAGAGTAAATGTTGCTACTGGTGTACAACAATTTGCAAAACCTTGCCACGATAGTATTGTTGCTCAAACTTATCTAAAACATAATCAGTTTTTAAGTTATATAAATAAATTACATTGCTCAAAAACACGCAATATTTTTATTGCAGCAGCTTTAAAAATTTATGCAGAAATGATTTATAACAATCAATCTGGAAAGCGTAAGTTAAATCACGACATGACTCCGAAAGAAAGGGCAATTCATTTTTTAAATATAGTTTCTTGTGGTATGGCATCACCTATAAATGGTGTAGATAAGGATATTAAACCTGTAGATAGGGCAGCACAATTACTTTATAAAAAAACTTGTGATAGATCTTTAAAATCTTCTTATTGGAATAGTGCTGATGCTTGGGCTTATACATTAAGATCAGCATTTCATTTTATGTGTGGTACAGATACAAGTTACATAAGACAAGCATTAGAAGACCCTTTTAAAGTATTTATTGATCTTCCATCTACAAATGAGATAATGGAAATATCATCAACGCAAGCCACTAATTTAACTTAGTGGTTTGTACAAACCTAACTAATTTTTATAACATGGATGACAAAAAATATGTTCGAGTTATTTTTCAACTCGAACCAGATCGGCATGAGTTTGTAAAACGAGAAGCCGATAAAAATGGTGTGTCTACTAGCCAATATCTACGAAATCTTGTTAGAGAAAAATATTATAGTGGCAGATTTAGTTCTATGTTTGAAGAACAACGACAAGAAAAACTAGATGATGGTTTTGAGCAAGACACACAAGCTATGTTAGATAAACTCCGAAGCAAGTTTTCTGATAAACCAGATTATTCTTATAAATAATGTATTATGGAAAAAACTACATCGTTAGATGTCAAACCAAGAGACAGTCTTACAACAAAATATAAGGTTAGCTCTTGGACAATATTCTGACTTACGTTTATTTCGCAACGAAACTGGAAAACTTCCAGATCCTAGAACAGGGAGATGGGTACAGTTTGGATTGGCAAAGGGTAGTTCTGACCTTATTGGTTTTAAGACTGTCAAGATTACTCCTGAGATGATAGGACAAGACTTGGCAGTCTTTTGTAGTGTCGAAGTTAAAACAAATACTGGACAACTCTCAAAAAACCAACATAATTGGCTTCAAGCTGTTAAGAAAGCTGGAGGAATTACAGGGGTAGCTCGTAATGTAAGAGATGCCTTAGAAATACTCAAGGTTAACTAACGCTTTTAAACATACCTATTATCTTTATGTCTGCATTTGAGTTAGACCGCAGCCAATGGCGGTCATTTTTAGAACTTCTTGGAAAAGATATTCGTAAAGTTCGTTTAAGATCATTCTTTCCTAAAGGTCATCCACTAAAAGAAAGAGATCGTGGTAAAAAATCTAATGCAAATGGAGATTGGATAAAACATTGCCAAGAAGAAGGTAGAGGTGTTTATCTCGTAATTAATGATGGCGAGGATACAGATTCCTCGATAACAGGATGTAGAGCATTTTTTTATGAGCATGATGATATACCAAAATCAGAGCAAATTTATATTTGGAAAGAGTTAGGCTTGCCAGAACCATCAATACAAATAGATACAGGAGGTAAGTCAATTCATAATTATTGGATATTAAAAAAAGCAATAGAACCAGAGACTTGGAAGCCTATACAGGAAAGATTACTAGATTATGCAGATGCAGATAGGGCTTTGAAAAACCCATCAAGAGTGATGCGTTTGCCCGGAACTTATCATATGAAAGATGATGGTACTCATGGTGGTATGACTACGATTATTCATACATCAGATAAAAAATATACAGTAAAAGATTTAGAGAAATGTTTGCCAACAAAAAGACAATATGAAAAAAATAAAGAATCTGTAGAATTTAAAGAATATCGTAAAGAAGATTTTGCGACAGTACAAAAAGCACTCGCACACATACCACCAAGAACACCCGGCTCCAACACATATCATATGTATCGCAATATTTTATGGGGTCTTATAAAAGCTTGCGAAGATGCAGGCAAAAGTTCTGCTGATGCAATAACTCTTATGAAAGAACACTCGCCAGCATGGGGAGGACTCGATCAAGTTGCTAAGTCTGGAGGGCAAAAAATAGAAGCTAATAGCTTTTGGTACTGGGCGATGCAACATGGTTATAAGCCACCAAAGGTAATGAAAGTTATAAATCCAGATAATCCAGATAATCCTACATTAGTTCACTCAGATAAATTACAAAAAATAGAAGCTAATGAATTATTAAATCTGTTAAAGACTCGCAGAGACAATGGCGAACACGCATTTAGATACAACATATTTACTCAACAAATAGAATTAAATGGAGAAGTTTGTCAGGGGTCAACTTCTATAGATAGATATTATCTCGAACTTGCAAGACAAGGTTATAAATGTAATAAGGATACAGCATTTGATTGTGTTGTGCAGATAGCAAGAGAATATGAATACAATCCTGTAGTTAATTATTTAAATAAAGTTTATAAAACTGTATCGCCTGCTTATATCGACAGACTCGCAAGCACTTATTTAAGACCAGAAGATGCACATCTACCAGAACCAACTATCTATGATGATATGTTGAAAAAAACTCTTATTGCAGCAGTAACAAGAGCCTATGAACCACCACATAAATTTGATAATGCTTGTGTTTTGTTAGGAGAACAAGGGTCAAGAAAATCTACATTTTGGTCTGTATTGGGAGGAGAGTTTTTTAGTGATGGACTTAGAGACATTAACGGAAAAGACTCACTTATGATCTTGCATAGAAGTTGGATCTGCGAAATGGCTGAACTAGAAGCCGTAACTTCTAAAAAAATGGCAGGGGAGATAAAATCTTTTTTATCTCAAGAAACAGATGTTTTTAGAGTTCCTTATGGCAAAGTTACTGAGGCATTTCCTAGAAGAGGAATTATTGTTGGAAGTACGAACAGACATGACGGATTTCTTGTAGATGAGACTGGGAATCGTAGATTTTGGATAATCAAGCTAGGAGAAAATATTGGAATCGAAAACCCTATAGATTGCGAGGGATTACTTGCAGAGAGGGACTCGATATGGTCGGCTGTCGTGATGGCTTACAAGAATGGCGAGACTACATACCTTACAAAAGAAAACGAATTAAAAGTAAATGAGGAAAATTTAGATTATTTAATCGAATCGCCTTGGAAAGCTGTTATCGAATCTTTCTGCGAAACACCACAAAACTTTCATAGAGAATTAACAACAGAACTTGTTTTGTCTGAAGCTATTGAAAAGCCAATCGAAAGACAAACAAGATACGATCAAATGCAAGTTGCAACGATTTTAAAGAATCTAGGCTACGAAAAAAAGCGTAGAGGAAGTAGGGGCTGTCGCAAATGGGTCTACATTCGAGACTCGGAGCGTGTCTTAACCTCTGTGTGAGGTTAGTACACGCTATGGACACCGCAAACAATGTCAAGACTTGCGATATAGAGCGTGTCTATAGTGTCTATACCTTTTACTATAAAGTATAATAAGTAAGGAGAGAGGGGAGTATAGGGAGCATATAGGGGAAAAATAGGGGTTTAGGAAACTCTATAGGGAAGGTCGGCACACATAGGACACTATGGACACCTAATAAACACCTAGTCTCACACTTTAAGACTTGCTAATATATAAAAAAACAAGACTCGATATGAAAAGTGCAGCCATAATATATGACTTTAGTAAAATCAAAAAAAGACTTAATGTTTATGAAAAAAGTCAGTCTGAATTTGCTGCAAAAAGAACTTTGACAAAACTTGGAAAGGAATTAAAAGGTAAAAATGGATTAATAGCTCAAACATATTTAGGTAAACATGGGTTTAAACCTTTTGAAAGTGCTGTTTTTTTTACATTAAATAGTACTTTTACAAAGCAAAGTGGATTAAGTTTATTTGTTGGAGTTAAAGATGTAATCGGTAAAGGCAATCCAGCAGGTAAATATCTTTACCCCCCTATAGGTGGAGGTTCAACAAAAGCATATGGAACTTTATTTACTCAATTTTTAAAAAATAGAAGTTATATGAATCAAGGTGATTATCCATTTGCAGTAACACAGAGTAGATTTATTAAAATGGGAAAAAATAATAGGGTCACAAAATCAACTTATTCAAATACTATGATTGCACTTGGTCAAACAAGAGATAAAGTAATACCGCCTAAATCAAGAAAAAATGGAAAAATTCAAGATGCAAGAGTAATTGCTTTTAGAAGTGATACTGGAAAATATAGAAAAGGTATATATAGAGAAGTAACACCAAGTAGAGGTAAGTACAGATCATACTTATCACCATTATTTTTATTTAATCCACCCCCAAGACAAAACCCACAATCAACATTTAAGATGAGAGTAAAAAGACTTGCAGATGATAGATTTTATAAATATTGGAAAGAAGAGATAAAAAGACTTGCAAAGTAATAAGTTTAATACTACAATAGTATTATTATCTTTATCATAATTATGTCAATCGCAGACGAATTAGCAAAAGAATTTTTATATCACAATGATCTTTATAGAGCAGGTAGATCAATAATATCTGACAAACAATTTGATGCGATAAAGCAAGCACTTATAAAATCTAACCCAAAACACCCTGCACTTAAGAAAGTAGAAGAGGGTTGTGTATTATCAGGACTTGGTACTTTACCTTTTGCAGAGTGGTATTCTTATCTACCAAAAAATACACCTGTAATTGTTGAGCCTAAGATAGATGGCTGTGCTATGGCTGTTAGATATGTAGATGGTTTATTGGTTAAAGCATGGACTCGCAAAGGTATAGATAAAACATATTGCATGAGAATGATTGAGGATTTACCGAAACATATTATTGCAAAAGGTACTGTTGATATTAGAGGAGAGTTATATGGCAAGGGGCTTATACCTGCTAGATCACAGAGACTCGCAGCAGGTCATTTACGCAAGAAGCAACCATCAGGCATGGGCTTGTCTTTTTGTGCTTTTCAAATATTTGATGCTAAGGGTACAGAAATCTCTAACCTACAACAACTTGTTAAGTGGGGTTTTCATGTATGCGGTCATATTAAAGTTAACAAAGATGTTGTAAATAAAGTCAAGCAATTACATAGTCAATGGCAAGACTCGTTGATATTTAGTCGCTATCCAACTGACGGAATCGTTGTTAAGGTTTTAGATAAAGACTTGCAAGATAAAATTGGCAGAACTTCAATTGCACCAAGTTGGGCTACAGCTATTAAAGATACATGGAAAAAGACTTGGTAGGTTGACTACTAAGTAAGTATCGAGTATTATAACAGTAGTTTATATTTTATCAACTATGTCAAACCAAAGGCAACAAGTTAATTGCCGAATAGAAGAATCTACTTTAACTAAATTAAAAGCACTCGCCAATGGTTACAAATACAAGGCTTGCCCTACTTGTGGCAGGGCTTGGGACTTGCATGGGGGAGTTAAGACTGACCCTGTACAACATAGTGTTCTAGCAAGTCAGTTGCTAGAAAAAGCTATTGACCAATTATTTCAAGACAGTCAAAACTAATTGTTACGATTTTGTAACAAAGTACTATACAAGTACTAACTTATCCTGTACATTAAAAATGTATTTTATCTTTATCTTTATTAATGACAACATCAGTTAAACCTAAAAGAAAATTACTCGGCACATTAGCTTTCTCTCAAAAAGTTAACGAGTATCAATTATTTAGTTCTGTTAGAGAACAAGACATCAGATCAAAAATGATGTTACACGCAAGCGGAGATTGGGGTGATCTAGCACCAGAAGACGCAGAGACTAACAATCAGGTAGTTAGAAGTAGTAATGGTGGCAGATTACATTCTGTTTATAAATTGCAAGACAACAAAACTATTTGGATTATTACATCAGGCTATGGTCTTACCAAAGATGACATGGACTTGACTCAGTTTTCCGAACAGGATTATTGCAACACAGTAGTTTTATTTCCAGAGGAGTATTAATAAAATGCACCAGATTTCAGTTACTACAGAAGAATTGTTTGAACTATTAGAAATGGTAGAAAACAAACTTCAATACAATCAAGATCTAATTCCTTTATATAAAAAATTAGCATCTATAGAAATCCCGAAAGGAAAAGAAAATCTCGATTATGAGATTCCAGAATATAAGCCAACAAGGAGGTTTTAACAATGGCAATTAAACTTTATGAATACATAGATAAAGCTATCTATAACTATGCGTCTTGTTATGATTCACCAGATACAAGTGAGAATGAAGAATTTTCAGATGCACTCGTTGATGTTATTGATCTTATAAGAAATTCATCTATCGGAGAGTTAGAACTCAAAGAAGAAGATGATTATGATGACGAGGAGGAGGAAGAATGACAAGAGAGATGTTATTTCTATGTGATGTACTCGAGGCATGGTGCAAGAAAAACAATTTTCCACGCAGATGTGCAAGTGATTTACTTCACAATGCAGATACTAAAGACAGGCTCACAGGTAATCAATCTTACTGGCTAGAAAGTTTTATCTCTACATGGGATATTGTTAGTCAAAATTCATAGGAGATTAAACAATGACACTAACTTATGAGCAAAAAGTTTATCAATGGGCATCAGGTCATTATTTAGATGATGATGTACCTGATAGCTTTTTTAAATTAACAAGTGATGAACAGTTTAAATATTTAAAAGATAATGCTTGGCAATTCTTTGAAGATTGTCGTGGCAAAGATATACATCAATACATTTGGTCTTTATCTAATGATGTAATTATGAAAAGAGTTCCAGATGAGCCTTAAAGATCAATATATAGTTCGCAAGCTTAGTACGAATGAATATGTTGAGTGGTTTACACAAAAACATTATGCAAAACGTATTCCAAGTGTTTCTCATGCTTATGGACTATACAAAAATAAATTTATTGTTGGTATTTGTAGCTACGGAAGACCAGTTGCTCATACTTTAGTTAAATATGCTTTTGCAGGCAAATTTCAAGATACTTTTTTGGAGTTAAATAGATTAGTTGTTGATGAAGGTTTAGAAAAAAATGTTTTATCTTTTTTTGTATCTCAAACGCTAAAACAATTATCGACACCAAATGTTGTTGTAAGTTATGCAGATACATCTCTACATCATCATGGTTATATTTATCAAGCTTGTAATTTTATTTATACTGGACTTTCAGCAAAAAGATTTGATTATAAGGTTAAAGGACTTGAACACTTGCATAGTGCATCTTTGATGGACAAAGTAGGCAGAGGACTCGCAAAGGGTAAAATTTTAAAACTTAGAGAAATGTATGGAGATAGATTATATACTTTAGATCGACCAAGAAAACATAGATATTTTTATTTTTTAGGGACTCGCAAGCAAAAGAAATCTATGAGAGACTCGTTAACTTACGCAATAGAGCCATATCCAAAAGGTGATAATGTACGATACGATAGTTACGATAATATAAACAGACAAGGAATATTATTCTAATGTAACAATTTGTTACAAAATACTGTAATAATACTAATAGTTAAAAATATAAGCTATAGTAAGAATGTTCACGCAACTATCTTTTATCAAATGACAGAAAAAAAACCTATTGCAAAAATCAACAGGAGTGATTTCCTTGATTGGAGATTCTCAAGTGATGATGATTTTGATTTCTTTGATGATTCATCAAATGTTATTGACGCTCTTCAAAAACAAGACAACTATCAAGTCAACTACAACATAGATGACATTTTTTACAACACAGGTTACTTGCCTTGTTATCTAATACAAAACTGGAAAGACATTTACAAAGAACTTTGCTTTACAGAAGAAGAGTATGACCCTGATGACAATGAGATCGACCCACCATCAGTTCATGTCGAGTGGACTACAGAAACAACGGAGGAGGAGTAATGACAACAACAACATTTACACAAGAGCAAATTGTTAAAAAATTTGTATATCTTGATTTACCAGAACAAGGTTATAACAATCAAGATTTTTATGAGATGTCAGACCAGACACTACGCTATGTACTTGCTACCTGTGAATTACCTTATACATATAATGGTAGAAAATTAAAAGAAGGTCAGGAAAAAAATAGATTCTACAACTGCATAGAATTTTATACTTACACCGAATCTCCTACAAATGAGTATTTTAAAGTCAACAATCCAAAGTTATTACAGGAACTTATGGATATGGATTACGATTCTCTCATGTATTATGTTGGGGACAACGAGTTCGAGTGGTTAGGTGCTGACTTTGAGCATATTGATGAATACTTAGGTTTTGTATCTTATATGCAAGACGAAGTGGAATTTATTGCGGGTGGTACACACAATGATGATGAATATATGGACATTATCAAACAATTTCCTAATAAAAGAAAAAATAGTAAATATGAAACAGCTATTGAAATTCTTATGTCATATGTCGAAGATGAACATACCAGAGACAATATCCTTATAAAGTTGACGGACATGGGAATTGATACAGCTTTTCTTGATAAGAAGGAGGAAAACTAATGAATCACAATGTCAGAGACAAGCATGGTAATTATGGCTATCAAGGAATACATAGAGTTAGAGTTGCAAAAACAACTACAGTTTATGAAATTTATGATGTTTCAGAAAATGATTATGAAGAAGCTCATAAGTTAGCACTTGATAAAGCTCAAGGTAGATTAACAGACGAGGCCAAATTAGTAGGCACTAAACATATACATGAAACCAAAGTAAGAGGCTCATTTTTGTACAACAGACTTTCTACTGAAGGAGACAGATTACAAAAGGAGATTTTTCCTAGAAATTGGGAGAGTTAGATTTATGAATCAAAAAGAAAGAGATGAATTTATGAGTGAATGTGTAGACGAGCTTATGACAATCTACTCTTACCGATACAGTTCAAGTAATTGTTTTGGAGAACTTATAGATGAACTTATGAATTATCCTGATATGAAAATTAGGGATTTCTTTGAAATGTATGAACCACAAGAGGAGGAAGAGGAAGAGGAAGACTTGGAAGACTCGGAAGACTCGCAGGCATAGGCATAGTGGCATTAACTAGGCAAGGGTAAGCGACCCCAGAGGAATATGCTTTTTAAATTGAACCTCTAATTATATAAGCCCACTACTAATTGTTAAGAATTGTTACAGAGTATCATATTAATACTAATAGCTGTTATATTAAGTGTGTAGTTTATTTTACTATCTTTTATGACTTTATCTTTTACATCAGATTTAATCGTTGATCTTGACGCAGAAGAAACTTTAAAGTTTCTCAAAGTTAATTACAAAGAGGTTACTTCTAAATCTGGAGACAAGTATTTTATGGTTCAACCTAAGATGCGAACTAACGGAAAATACGTTACTATTGTTGATCTTGAAACTCAACAAGAAGAATTAGAGGTTTGCAATGTATTTGTCTATTCTGACTCAATATTAGAATCTTAGTCCTTTCACAATCGCCTAGAACAGCCCTCTAAGTTGTTCTAGGTATATCTATAACCCTTATCTTTAGGAGAATTATGTATCAGGAAAATTATAAAGGTTTTGACATTAACGAGCTTTATGATGAACAACAAAAACCTTATTACAATATTGCTAAAGTTTTTAAAGATGACCCATATTATGAAATATGGCCTGTAGATTATCAGACTATTGATGATTGTAAAAAAGCTATAGACAATGGCGAGTTGCCTTAATTATTACAAAATGTAACAGAGTAGCGCATTAGTACCATAATGCGCTATATTAAATATGTAAACAAATTTACCTATCTTTATCACATGGCAAGATCATTATCAGTTCTATCTAAAATTTTAGGACTAACAACTTCTTCTAATCCTAACGAGAGAAGAGCAGCAGAAGAAAAGCTAGAGCAACAGCTTCAAGCTAGAGGTATCACCAGAGAACAATTAGAGCAACAGCTAGATATGTCTACTGTTGACGAGGAGATAGAAGCTATCTCATTTAGATATGGTCAACCTTATAAGCGTATCGACCCAGCTACAGCAACAATATTAGGAGCAGTTGCTAGGTTTTATAATGGCTCAGTTGTTTATTCCTTTGATGACGCTGATTATAACGGATATAGCTATAAGCGTACAATAACTAGACATTTTGAGGTCTTTTCATCAAAGAAAAGTCAAATAGAAATAGAAATCTATACAGACTATCTTTTACAGGCTTTAGATGATGATTGGACAAAGCATTGTAAAGAAGACCCATTTCAAGTTGCAATGATGGGTTCAGCCCACAGAAACAGCTTTAGAAAAGCATGGGCTAACAAAGTTGCTAGTCGTTTCTATGAAATGAAAAAAAATGAGGAAGAAAATGGTAGACAGTTACAACTTGACAGTAAAACTGTTAACCAATCTGCACTAGCAGTCCAAAAGAAAAACAATACAGAAAAAGAAATTATCAGAGCATACAAAAAACAAAAATATCCTAGATTAGTTTCTAGTTCTGGTTTTACTCAAGGCGGTTCTGGTAGTTCAGCAGGGCGATCAGCAGGCGGTAGCGTAGGCTTATCTAGACAAGTTGCTGGCGGTGGTTACAAAGCGTTAGGTGGGTCATAATGACTCATCTAACCTCTAAAGAAGAATCCTTACTTTCTAGGATTCTTGATTCCGATTGTAGTTATTTAGAAAATTGCACCGAAGAAGAATTTAAAACTTATTTTAAATTGCGAGGTAAATTAAATGACTATGATTAGTTCACCTTATGTTTTATTCAAACCTATGGAACAACCTAAAACATTAAAAGAGATAAAGGCCGAAAGAAGAGCCATTATTGAAAACGCTTGGTTCAATCACGAAATTACAGATGAGCAACTTAAAGCAGAATATGACGCTTTAGGTATAAATTTGCCCTCTCAGAATCGCCTAGAAGGGGCTTGAAAAAACTTCTAGGTATAATGCTAACCCTTATTTTTATCAATTATTATGGCTACAAGAAAAACAAAAAAATTTGAAGATGTAACAGTTGAGTTAAATTACTCTCAAGCAGTTAGAGATCAAATGAAATTCAACGATAAATACACTACTGGTAACGAGTGGGATGAAGAAACAATTCTTCATGCAGCCCAGTTTTGTAAAGTCTTTCATAACAAGACTTTAAACCCTTATGTTATCCAAAAGTTTCTTGATGAGTTCACAAGAACTGCTGGATTCCAAATTGATTATTAACAAATGTAACAAACTACCACAATAGTATTATAATTTGCTATTGTATAAATATCAGGCATTTAGCCACATGGGTTTTAACCACATGGACGAAAGTAAGACCTGACTAACTTTATCTTCTATCTTTAAGCTTATGGCTAATTCAACTCAAACAAAATTTCAAGAATACACACAGTATTTGTTTGATGCTTTTACATCTAACACCAGATCACAGGATTGTGTAGATCGTGGTATGAATAAAGTTTATTACAGCATCAAAGATGACCACCCAGATAAAGAACATATACGTCAAGATTTGATTTATCCATTGCATGATGATGAGTCACCAAACGATTGGCGATATGACACTATTCACACTTTGTTATCTGACTTTCTTGAGTATGAGAACAGACAAGATATAGAAGATCATATACATGAGATTATTGATGGTTCTGTTGACGTTTACAATGCTGATTTACTTAAGTGGGTACAAGAAGACCTTAGACGAGGTTATGTCGAGTCAGAATTTACTACTGGCAAAGAAAGTACATTTGAAAGAATTGCTCAATCACAGTATGAAGTTATTAGTCAGATGGCTTATCAGTTATTAGATTACATTGACGAAAACAAAAAGGAGCATGAATAATGACTAAAACAACCGAACAAAAATTCCAATTACACGCTAATTTCTTTTTTGAAATTACTTTAGAAAATCTTAGAGATTTATTCTGCACTATGGGTCAAGATACTTCTTATTGGTGTCACGATATAGTTGTAGGAGAGATAAAACAAGACTCAGCAGGGTGTTACATATTAGAAGATAATCACGAATACGAGGGTAATTGTGTATGGGTTAAAGACTTGACACTAGACACCAAAATTAAAGTAGAAGATATTGAAGAAGATACACATGAATTCAAAGTTAGAGATGTTATTAAAGCTATTGAAAACATAGTCTCAGGTAAGACTAATCTTAATACTGAAGATTGTGCAACTATTTTTGAAGCTTTTAAAGACGATAACTTAGGACTTATTGATAGCTCAATAGCAGATTCTATATTGCAGATAACAACCTACAACACCCTAGTTTATGGCTAGTGAGACTCGCATAGGGACTCGCAGGCACACACAATTAGGGTGGCATATAAAGATAGTACCTAGAGGGGAGTGATAAACCCCTCTTTTTTTATTGTTACAAAATGTAAAGAAATACTGTAATAATACTAATAAGCAAAAATTTAAGCTATAGTAAGGGTGTTCAACAAACTATCTTTATCAAATGATTATTTCAGCTACACAAAAAAAAGAATTTATAGATTATGTCTATAGTTTTTATGGTTCGTATGATGCAATTTATCCGTTACATCATATAGTTACTAATCAAAAACTTTCAAAACAAATCATAAAAATGGCTGTGAATGTTTACGAAAATACTATTAATTTTCGAGATTCAGACACATTTACTTGGGGAGATGGAGACTCAATAGATAGGGAAAGAGTGCGGAACATTTTAGAAAACGATTTTCTTTTTAAGGAGGTTTTACAAAAATGACTGATTATTACATCATTCAAGAAATTGACAGATTTGTTACTAAGCCACATCTTTATGAAAAAGTTACTCAAGGTCTAAACGAGACTTACAAAGACTTTTCAAATAGATGTCATAAAATTATTAAAAAAGCTGAAAAACAGCTTGGGGGTAATTTTATTATTGCTGATATAACTTATCTTGAAAAAACAAATCAGACTCACTTAATACAGGGGGTTTAGAGACTTGCAGGCACTCGCTGAGAGACTCGCAGGCAAGCGAACACACACAAAAAAGGGTTAGGAAGAGCTAAGTAAAATTAGCTCTTTTTTTATTGTTAAGTTATATTACAAAATACTGTAACAGTAGCAATATCGTTTATAGTAAGGGTGTTCAAGCAACTATCTTTTATTATGGACAAACACAATTTTCTACCTTACTTTCAAACATTACAAGAGAATGGGTGGACTCTCAGAGAGTGCATACATGGTAAAGGCTCAGAAACACCTGCTCAAGTGCAACCTGATTGGTTTAAGGGATCTTATCAAGACTACTCTGACACAATTAAATCTTATATTCTTAATATCAAAATTCATGCAGGGATAGTTCAACAACCTGATACCTGCCTAGTTCCTTTTAGTCAAAGACTAAACAATCTTTAAAAAATAGGAGATCAAAATAATGAAAAATTTACAAACAGTAGAGCATGATTTTCCTATTTATTGGAATACCTATATCATGTATGGAGACTCATCAGGTTTAGAAGATGGGGAACAAGAAATTATAGATGAAATTTTAAAAGAATTAGAGCTTACAAATTGCGTAGACATAAAAGACAATCAATATTTTACATGGGATACGCCTTATCATATGCCGTCAGGTTATGGCGGAGACTATGCGACATATGTTTTTCTTGAGGACTTGGGAGACTCGCAGGCAGGC